GGCGGGATTTTATCCCCGATGAAACGAATTGATCCGTAATGGCGCAGATTTCAATGTTTAACGTCCAACAAACCGAATTCACGTCGGATGATTACTACACGCCCGCGTGGATATTCGAAATGATGGATCTGACCTTCGATTTGGATGTTGCCAGCCCGCCTGGGGGGATTGATCACATTCCCGCAGCTCAATTCTTCACCCAAGCCGACGATGGATTGTCGAAAGAATGGTCAGGACGTGTCTGGATGAATCCACCTTTTAGCAAAGCCAAAATCTGGATCGCCAAATTCATCGAACACGGAAACGGCGTGGCTTTGTTACCAATGTCCAAATCAAATTGGTTTATTGACTTATGGAATAGCGATGTCCCAATTGTGGCACTTCCCCGCAATCTTAAATTTTTAACGCCTGGCGGATCTATGGAAACAATCTTCATGCCCGTCGTGATGATTGCTATTGGTCAGGAAAACATAGCTGCGATATCTAAATTAGGAAGGGTCCGATGAAAATTCCATCTATCTTCGACAATTGCCAGATTTCATTGAATAACGCTGGTTCCTGGATTGGTCCCGCCGATCTAGGTTCTGTCACGACATTATTGCGATTGGCACGTCTAATCGATGACCTTTTAGACATGGGCGAAACGAAAGATCTTGCGCCGTTGCTGTCCAGGCTGTCAACAATTATGGATCAGCTGCAATTAACGCCAAAGTCTAGAATTGATCAGGACCTATCAACAAAGAAGGAAGAATCCAATGGCGACGAATTCCAAAACACTTATCTTCGGATCGTCAACACCGCGGATCCAGTCAAGTCCAGTAAAGGGTCGAAGCCTGGGTCCCCTGGTAAGTGAACTTGCAGATCACATCGGGGTCCCGTTTATGCCGTGGCAAGATCACGTCATGGAAGATGCGCTGAAGGTAGATGATCAAGGCAAGTGGATTCGGACCACCACCGGAATATTGGTTGCACGTCAATCAGGTAAGTCGCACCTAGTACGGATGCGGGTCTTGGCTGGTTTGTATCTATTCGGCGACGCGCAGGCATACGGCATCGCGCAGAACCGTCGATTGTCAATCGATCACTTATGGAAAATCGTTGACATGGCGGATTCGGTTGCCTGGATGCGTAAACGGATCAAAAGAATCTCACGAACCAATGGATCGGAATCAATCGAAGTCTGGTGTCACCATTATCCGAATGAATGCGATGGACCTTGTAATCGTGTTCGCAAATTTGGCGTCTTAGCTGCCACGGCGGATGGGGCGCGTGGCGCGTCAGCTGATTTCCTATGGGTTGACGAATTGCGCGAAATCCAGGAATCGGTCTGGTCCGCAGCTGCGCCGATTACCCGCGCCAGATCCAATCCTTCGACATGGGTATCCAGTAACGCGGGCGATCTGACATCAACGGTCTTAAATGATTTACGCAATCGCGCACTTGCTGACGACAATCCGCGACTTGGATGGTACGAATGGTCCGCCGAACCTGGATGCCGTATCGATGATGTCAAAGCCTGGCAACAAGCCAATCCCGCGCTGGGGCATACCGTACAAATCCAATCGCTTGAAGATTCGGTCGCCCGCGATCATCCTGACACCGTTCGGACGGAACTATTGTGTCAATGGATTCAGGCATTGGATAGTCCCTGGAACATGGATGAATTCGACGCGGGAACGGATCGAACCCTTGTCTTGGATCCGTCAGGCGTTCCAACCTGGGCAGGACTTGACCTTGTTTTTAATCGGACCGAAGCCTTCCTGGTAACGGCGCAAGAAGTGGACGGCAAATTGCGGGTCTTTCTGCATCAATGGAAGAAAGATGGACCCATCAACGATCGGGAACTTGCGTCCGAAATTGCAATCATCGCCAGACAATACAAAATTCGACAGATTGCATTCGATCCAAATACCGGTGGATTCATCGCGCCATTACTTCAAAAGGCAGGAATCAGGATGGAATCAACACCGTGGTCATCGGCTTATTTTGCGACGTTATGCGATGTCACTATGTCATCGATGAACGCAGGCAGAATCGTCCACACGGGACAAGTCGAACTTCGGACCCATCTTGCAGCTTGTGCCAGGCGTCCCGCGTCCGATGGGGGATGGCGGATTGCACGTCGCGCTAGTCAGACACCAATTTCGGCAGCTGTTGCGATGGTCTTAGCCGTAGGACACGCGGAAGCACCGCGGACAAATGTTGTGTCCGCTGTCGTGTAGAATCAATACGTTCAAAAGACATGCCCTGTTCATGAACACGAATGACCCGCGGAATCTTGGCTTCGCGGGTCTTTCTATGTAACAACACGCGTCAAATTGTTTCATTATTTGCATTCAACAAATTAAACATCGACGATGAGATTATGGGATTCTTGAATGCGTTTCGCATCGTCAACGATGATTCATATTCGCCAGGCATGACCGTTCGTGCTTCCACGATTTCCGACATTCCATATTCCGGACTATCTTCCGCCTGGGGATTCCCTGGCGAAGTCCCGAACATTGTCACCGTGACCCGTGAACAAGCGATGACCGTCCCTGCCGTTGCCCGCGCCCGTGGAATCCTTGCAGGATCAATCGGAACAATCCCATTAGAATCCTTCAATCGAATTACAGGCGCAAGGATCACCAACCGCACACTTATTGAACAACCTGATCCCGCGCTTCCACGAATCAACACGATTTCGTGGTTGGTGGACGATTTGATGTTTTATGGCGCAGCTTATCTTCAAGTGTTGGACGTTAGTCTTGAAGATGGTCGCCCATACCGCGCCCGCCGAATCAATCCTGGACGCGTGACTTGGAATGTCAATCCTGACGGAACAATGATCATGTCCTACAACGTGGACACAAAGCCCGTTCCAAATTCCGGTCTGAATTCCTTGATCGTATTTCAATCAATTGAAGAAGGCTTGATCGCCCGCGCTGGTCGCACGATTAAGACGGCGATTGAACTTGAACAAGCGTCTTATCGAATGGCGTCCGAACCCGTTCCACAAATGGTCCTAATGAATGAAGGCATGAACCTTCCAGGCGATCAGGTCGCGGGACTAATGGACACCTTCAAACGCGCCCGCCGTGAACGATCGACAGCATATGTCGAAGGTCCGATCAAGTTGGAAGTCGTTGGTCTAGATTCTGCCCAAATGCAAATGGTCGAAGCCCGTCAATTCCTGTCAGCTGAAATCGCGCGAACTTGCGGGATCCCTGCCTGGTACTTAAACGCCGAATCCGCTTCGATGACTTATTCCAACGTGACCGCCGAACGTCGATCACTTCTTGATTTTGGATTGCGCCCATACATTTCAATCATTGAAGATCGTCTATCGATGGACGATGTTACCCCGCGCAATCAGATCGTCCGATTCGCAATTGACGACTTCCTACGCGGAAACCCAATGGAACGCGTGGACATCACCATCAAATTATTGGACGCAGGAATCATCGATCTTGACGAAGCCCGTCAAATGGAAGATCTTGCGCCACGGGGGACCGAACCTGCAACCGATAACGGCACAACACCGCCGTCACAAACAAGGGAAATTCCAACACAATGAGATTAGAATTCAGCGCACCGATTACAGCTGCGAACGTGGAAGAAAAAACAATCACCGGAATCGTTGTTCCGTTCGGTAAGCCAGGAGCAACATCAATGGGTCCCGTGGTATTTGAACTTGGCTCTATCAATGAAATCGATCCCGCATCCGTCAAGCTTCTTCTTGAACACGACAATCGTCGTCCCATCGGTAGAGCCACGAACTTCACCGTCACGCCTGGCGGAATCAACGGCACATTTAAGATCGCCGAAACAACCGCAGGCGCGGACGCACTAATCGAAGCATCGGAAGGATTGCGCGATGGTCTATCTATCGGCGCGATGATCGATGCCCATGAAATTCGTGACGGAATAATCCACGTCACGTCTGCACGAATGATCGAAACTAGCCTGGTGACATCACCTGCCTTCGATGATGCCCGTGTCACACAAGTCGCAGCTTCGGAACCCGAAGATGACGAAACACCCGAAACGATCGAGGAGATCGAAACTATGTCAGAACAACCAATTGAAGAAGTCGAAGTGGCTTCGGATGTAGAAGCATCAAAGGTCCAGGCGTCAAACTTCGGATCACCAATCTTCACACAGCCACGCGCACTTCCGGAATTGACCGCTGGTCAATACGCAAGCAAGATCTTGTCAGCACAACGCGGAAACCGCGAAGCGATGGATTTCCTAACCGCAGCTGGCGAAGCAACAACAACCGACAACGCTGGTCTAATTCCAGTACCATTCCTACGCGAAATCATTGGCGTCGTCGATTCATCACGTCCATTCATCGACAGCATTGAGCGTCGCGCGCTTCCAGCTGCTGGAATGTCATTCCGCATCCCGCGCTGGCAGGTGCTTCCTACCGTTGCCGAAACCGATGAATTAGCAACACCATCCGACACAATGACCGAAATCGATGATTTGACCGTTGATATTGTGAAATTTGCTGGACAGCAACGTGTATCGATCGAGCTTCTCGAAAGAAGTGATCCGTCCTATCTCGATGAGCTTCTTCGCGGGTTAGCTGCGTCCTACGCACAACAAACCGATCTCTATGCCTTCACCGAAGGAATTGTCGGTTGTGGCGCATCAGGTGGAACAGGTTATGTCGCAGCTATCGCCGACGCCGTTGCCGAATCAGCTGCCGTGATGCGTTTCAACCCTAACCGTCTATTGGTAGGTGCTACACAATACGCGGGTCTATTAGCTGCCGTTGATGATTCAGATCGTCCGCTATTCAATGCCGTTGGTCCAACTTCAAACGCAGCTGGAACAAATATCATGTCCCGCGGAAACGTCATGGGTCTTGATCTAGTGGTTGACTACAACATAGGCGCAACAAATATCTTGGCTTACCCGTCAGCATATGCGACCTTCTACGAAAGCGGAACCGCACAGGTCCGCGTCAATGTAATCGACACCATGACCGTGGAAATCGCTGTTTATGGCTTCGTAGCATTGGCAAACAAGTATCCAACAGCTATTCGGGCAATCACCGTCAGCTAGTTGAAACATCGTGAAGGGGATCGTCCTGGTCCTGAACGGTCCCCTTCACTTCAATCAAAGGATTAAAGATGGCACTAATCGATCTTGAAGATTTCAAGGATGTCTTAGGCGTAGGGGATATCTACCCTGACGCACAACTTGAATCTGCGATGGAATCTGCCGAAAATCTAATTCTTGGATTCTTGAATTTCCATCGTGCTTCAATTGTCGCCGTGTCGCTTCGTGCTAACGTGGCAACCTTTACAACCCGAAGCCGTCACGGATACGTCGTCGGACAACAAGTGACGATCAGCGAAGTCGGAAACCCATTCAACGGAACCCGCACAATAACCGCCGTCACGGGTTACACGTTCCAGGCATCGATCACTAATGCAGACATTCCGCGCCGATTGAATATTCCGGACGGCAATTGCATCCTTCAAGGTCAATCGACTTATTACGACACGAATGAAAATTGTCGGACAGCTGCGTTGATGGTCGCCGTGGACATATGGAACGCACGTCAATCAGCATCAGGACAAATGCAGGCTGTCGATTTCAACCCTGGACCGTACCGAATGGGACGATCATTGTTGTCGCGTGTTGTTGGATTGATTAGCGAATACCGCGATCCGAATTCGATGGTCGGATAATGTCTAACCGTCTAAGCGATGCCCGTGCAGCTCTAAAGACAACGCTGGAAGCGTTAGGTTACATCGTCTATTCCGCACCGCTTGAAAACATGACCCCGCCTTGCCTGATTTTGGTCCCTGCGTCGCCTTACGCGTCCATCGTGACCATTGGCGCAACACCGAAGATGATCCTGTCATTTCAGGTGACATTATGCGTCGCAGCTAACGACAATCAGGCAGCTCTTACAAACTTGGACGCGATGATCGCTAACGTGTCCGCAAATCTTCCGACGGGAATCCGCGTCGGGGACTTTACACAACCGAAGATCGCACAGGTCGGACCGAACGATCTACTAACAACCGACATTCAATTCGATGTCACTATCTAAGGAAATAACATGGCTCTAACCTATGTAACTGGACATGATTTGTCCTTGACTATTGACGGCGATTCGTATGATGACGTCGCAGCTTCGGTCACACTTGCCGTCGAACCAAATCAGCAGGTCTTGGAAGTATTGTCAGGACGCGCCTACAAAACTATTGACTACACCGCGACACTATCTGTCGAACTTTACCAGGACTGGGGATCGACAACACCTGCGTCCGTGTGTGAAGCCCTATTCGATGCAGCTGGCGCAGCTGGTGACACACCAATCGCGTTCAGCTTCACCGCAGGCGGATCGGTCTTCACCGGTGACATCTTCCCGAACTTCCCTGAAGCAGGTGGCGCAGCTACTGACGCATTGACCGTGACCGTTGAATTCGTCGTCGTCGACGGCGCCGTTTCACGGGCATAACGAAGGGAATCAGGACCGATGAAAATTCAGATCAAAATTAAACATCCCGATCACGGCGTTATGGTCGTGACCACGTTGCCCGCCGATCTCATGAAATGGGAACGGATGACGAAGTCTAAGATGACCGATCTTGTTGAGAATCGGCGGGTTGACGGGGAAGATGTAGTCAAAGTGAACATGGGATTTGAAGATCTTATGGTCATGGCGTTCGCCGTACTACAACGCGGAAATCAAACCGACAAGAAATTCGATCTATGGGCGAACGAATTGGAATCCGTCGAATTGGTGGGAATTGATGAAACGGATTTTACGGAAACGGCACTATCGGACGAACCATCGCCGATCTTGCCGTCGAAGGAATAGTCAAGATCAACCTGGAAGATCTTGATTGGGAATTGTTAGGGACTATCCAGAAGATAAGAATCGAAAATTCGAAAAGGAAATGACATGGCATCGAGCGAAGCGATCAAGGTGGATCCCACCGAATACGCTTCGATCTTGCGTTCATTGAAAAACCTTCCAAAAGGCGCGTCCGATGATTTACGTCAGACCGCGATTGGGATTGCAGATTCAATCATGGTGCCTTCAATTCAATCAGCCATTAGTCAACACGCGGGGAACTACGCAACCAAATTGAATCAAGCTGTCAAGGCAGGACGCGACAGAATTCCGAAGGTAACAATTGGATCAAAGTCCGTCGCGTTTAGTGGTGGCGCGTCAACGAATTTCATTCGTTTCGGTACGATTAAAGGCGTGTACCAAAGCCAACCTTCCGCAGCTTCCACCGGAAGATTCCAATTTTGGGCGCAAGGCGTTCGTCCAGGCTGGACCGATACAGCTGCTAATTCTTACACGGAACCAACTTTCCAGGCGTGGCAAAATGGCGTCAATGATGTCGTCGACAAATGGAATCGCGGGGTTGATTACTAATGGCAACTAAAGGCGTGGGTCGTCCATTAACGATCTTATTACAGGCAGACACAACGGGATTCGCTAAAGGCATCCAGGACGCGCAGACAGGCGTTCAAAAGATGTCTAAGTCTATCAATCGAGCTGCGCAGGTTGCTTCCGTTGCATTGGCAGGATTGACCGCCGTTGCCGTAGATTTTGCGAAAGCAGCTGCCGAAGATGAGCAATCAGCTCGCGTCCTGGCGCAAACCCTAAAGAACACGACAGGCGCAACGGAAGCCCAGACACAAGCCGTCGAAGATTACATCGCAGCCACATCGCTTGCCTTAGGTATTCAGGACGACAAATTGCGTCCGTCATTGGGTCGATTATTACGTTCGACCGAAGATGTTTCCGAAGCCCAAAAATTATTGAATTTAAGCCTAGACATTTCCGCAGCTACGGGCAAGGATGTTGATGCCGTTGCGAACGCATTAGGCAAGGCATACGACGGAAACGCCGTGGCACTTGGAAGATTGGGTCTAGGTGTTGATTCGTCAATTCTAAAGTCAAAAGACTTCGGCGTTGTGTATGACGATTTGGCGAAAAAATTTGATGGATTCGCTAAGACGGAAGCAGCTACAACACAGGGATCATTCGCACGATTGACCGTCGCCGTTGATGAAGCAAAAGAATCGATCGGATATGGATTGCTTCCATTCGTCGGTCCCCTGGCGGATAGCCTTGCCAAACTTGCGCCTATCATCGAACAAAATTCAGAATTGATCCTGACAATCGGCGCCGTCGTTGGTGCATTGTCCGTCGCAATTATTGGCTTGAAATTTGCGCTAATTGCGACTAATGCAATCATGGTCATCACGACAACAATTGGCGCAGCTCTAAAGATCGGATATTTGACGTTAGCAGCTGCGACAGGATCGGCGACCGCAGCTCAAACCCTGGCAGAACTTACCTACAAGAAGTCAATCGTTGCCCTGGTTGCTTACAATGTTGCGATGGCAGGTCTAGCCGTTAAGACAGCCGTCGTCACAGCTGCGCAATATGCCTTCAATCTTGCATTGTCATTGAACCCAATTGGCTTGATCGTGATCGCCGTCGCAGCTCTAGCAGCTGGATTCGTCCTGGCTTACAAGAAGATCGAACCGTTCCGCGATTTGATGGATTCAATATTTGAAAAGATCAAAAACATTGGAACCGCAATCAAGGAATCGCCAGTCGGAAAAGCCTTGACAAAAGCGTTCGATGGATTCCGCGCAGCTGGTGGACCCGTTCGCCAGGGTAGGTCTTATGTAGTTGGTGAAGCAGGTCCGGAATTGTTCACCGCTAATACATCGGGGACCATTTCGCCTTCAGGATCCTTCGGTGGTGGTGGCGGGGTGAATATCACTATCAACGGCGCAATCGATCCCGAAGGCGTCCGTCGAAGCCTTGAAACGCTATTCCAGAACAGCGCACGTCGGACAGGTCCCGTCAATTTCGCGGGGGCTAGATTGTGACCGCATACGATCCGAATCCTTCGGTCTTTATCAATTCGACCCTGGTTGATCCATCCATTGTCATTGACGATATAAGCGTCACAATGGGACGTCCAAACATCCTGGAACAACCGTCCCCAGGTTATGCCCGCGTGATCTTATGGACTACCGCGGACAACGCGATTGACGTGTCATTGTCGCAAGAATTACAGATTAAAATTCAAACACCTTCGGCAGGTGACACATCGATCTTCAATGGCATTATTAGCGACATCGGAATCCAACTTGCAGATTATGGCGACATAGGCAATATCACGACGTACACCTTGACCGCCGTTGGACCCCTGGCATCGCTGAATCACAAATTGGCGGGATCCGTCGGATACCCGAAGGAATTTGAAGGGGATCGCATTCTGTCAATCTTGACCGAAGCCTTCCTGACCGAATGGGATGATGTATCGGCGACGCTTACCTGGACAGACTTGCCAGATGGCACGACATGGGATTCCTATGATGGCGTAAATAATACATTGGTGACAAGCCTTGCAACGGACATCGATACCCCTGGCGTCTATGAACTAAAGGCATACACCGACGGCGACGCGAACGCGTTGACCCTGGCGCAAGAAGCTGCACAATCAGGATTTGGCGTCCTTAGTGAACGCGGGGACGGGTCCCTGCATTACGACGACTATTCAGCGCGGGCAGGATTTACGCCATTAACATTGACCGAAGATGACATCCTGGCATCAGGCTTGAAAACAGCTGCCCAATGGTCCGAAATCGTTAACGATGTAACCGTGACCTATCGCGCAGGCGAAGCCAATTCACGCGACGAACAATCGATCATTCTCTATGGACAACTTTCCGGAACCCGCGCCACGACGCTTCATAATCTTGTCGATGCCGAAAGTCAGGCGGACTTGTTCCTAGAAGCTCGATCATTTCCGCGGGTCTATCCAGAACAATTCGTCATCCCTTTACATAGTCCAACCGTGACCAATGCAACGCGTAACGCGTTAGCAAACGTCTATTGCGGACTACCGATAACAACTTCGGACTTGCCTGCCGTATTTGGAACAACCTTCGAAGGATACGTCGAAGGATGGTCATGGGCAATCCGTCAAAAACAAGCGATCTTGACATTGATCGCATCAGCGCAATCGGAAACATATCCATCGATTGTCTGGTATCAAATACCGTCAGGAACTACCTGGACGGCGTATCCTAATCTAGTGAAATGGGAAGATCTCTAATATGGCAACAACTACACCGAATTACGGATGGGACGTTCCAACGTCGTCCGATTATGTTAAGCAGGGCGCCGTCGCTATCGAAACTTTAGGCGATGACATTGACGCGACTTTATGGACGGCATTGGGTGGAAACTATCCTGGCTTACGTTTAGTCAAAAAGCAAACAGTTGGAACAGGTGTTGCATCTGTAACCGTAACCAATGCATTTAGTGCAACTTATGTAAATTACAAAATACTTTATACCGAAGGCGTTAAAAGTAATGACGACCAAATACGTTTTAGATTGGGTGCGTCGACGACTGGATATTACAGTCATCTAATTTATGGAAATTTTGGAACTAATGCACCATTTGGAGCAACCGACAACAACAGCGCAAATTGGAACTGGGTCGGTGGTGGCGATAGCAACGGTTGTTGGTTAGCCACGGAAATGCTTGGGCCATTTACAACAAAATATACACGCATGATTGGCGGTGCTTATGGTGGAACTACAAGCACTGGGTATCTTTCGGGTGTTCACAAAGTGGCGACATCTTACACAGATTTTACGTTAATTCCTGAAAGTGGAACATTAACAGGCGGAACAATTTATGTCTATGGATACGGAGCAAGTTAAATGGCAACAACAAAAGAACAAGCAATTGAAACACCGTCACGACCATTGATTCAAATTGACGATCTTATTCGTGAAATGAATGATCAAGAATTGGCAGCTTATGAAGAAGCAATCGCAAACGCGCCAGAATTGCCAGGTCCCACGGAATGATCGGCGCATGGTTAGCCAATAGCCCGATAGGTGGATTCGCTAAGGTCGCAGCTGCGGGAATGCTGGTATGGGTGATCGACAATGTCGCATCGTTAAATATTCCAGAAATTGTCCAGGTGGGTCTTATTGCTGGTCTGCCAATCTTGATCAATTGGATGAATCCTGATGATCCGCGATATGGAAAGTCTGGCGATGAAACCTGTCCCGAATAAGTGGATCGTAACCTTCCCATATGGCGTGACTTACAGGGGAACGCGTAAGAAGCATAAAGGCGTCGATTACAGCTGCCCGAAGGGAACATCGGTCAATTCTGCCGTCGCAGGTAAGGTCGTATTCGCTGGATGGCACAAAGTCGGACGCGGGTGGGGTCGCAGCTACGGATTACACATCATCATCGACAATGATAGATTCAAGGATGGATCCGCTGGTCTATGGGCAGGCTATTGCCATCTAAGCGCGATCAATGTCAAAGTCGGTGAACGTGTAAACGCAGGCGATCAGATTGGTGAAGTGGGATCGACAGGCAATTCGAC